ATTATTAACTATATCAAACAGAGAAACGTACTGATATGATCCCCAGTTTTCATCGCTAGGATTATTTCCTGAATTTTGATAATATGCGTAATCATTTATATATCCCATCTATGCTTGTGTTTGTTGTTCGTTTGCTAATGCTTCTGTTCCAAATGCATACACATCTGCTTCTCTAATTTCTAAACCTACATATTTACATATTTTAGCAATTAAAGCAGGTTCATCTGATAATGGTAATTCAAAATCTTGATAATCAGCTTGACTAGCATCAAAGATAGGTTCTCCTAAAGTTATTGAAACATAAGTCCATTTTGGAGTATAAGGGTATCTAATATACTGAGAAAAAACTCTACCCATATTATTTATGCTATCTGGAAAAGCAGTTAATATTAAACCCTCTTCTAAATAAGCAGGATAACCTATTGATGGAGCTGTAAGCGTAGAATTATTTAACATAGTTATTTTACTATGAGTAACCTTTTCTGCTTCTTGAATTCCACTTGAATTATAAATATTATAAGAAATAAGAAGTGCATCCCATACAACAGTGTTGTTGATGCTATCAGTTGTAACTAATTTGTTTTCATTTTGAATTTGTGTAACAGTAACGTATTGAGTTATGCCGTTTTTTACTAAAGACACCGTACTACCTACTTTTACACCGCTTGTTATAAACGTAGCGTTAGTATCTATTATCGCATTATTACCGCCTGAAGTACCTGTAGTTTTCCCTGAAGCTAATAATGTAGTGTAAACTAAAACTTTATTCATTAAATAATAGTCACTACCAGTAGTTGCTTGTGAAGGCAAATAATAAACATTACTTAAAGTTGGAGGAGTCAGACTTAAAGACAAAGGTCTTGTTACAGAAAAATAATCAATTACCTCAACTAATCCTTTTGTAATATCTGCATATCCAGTGCCAGACATACGTTGATTCTCTTTAGTAAGTTGGGTGTTGTATTGATAAAAATAATCTTCAAATATATCCATTTGAGATTGTTGTGCGTACAAATTAAAATCTTGCGGAGAGATATATCCATAGTTGTTTTTATTAGCTATTGCTAATACCGTATTTCTTACATCATTTATTGGCATAATTAATTCTTTTCACAAAGATAGCAAAAAAAAAAGAGGCTCTAATATTTTAGAACCTCTGTTAATTTAAGTAAAAATTACCCTATTGTTGGCACACCATTTAAGGGTTGAGGTAATTTAATAATTGGAGCTGCATTTTGATACGAAGTAGATAATAAAGATTCAAGTTGTGAAACTAAAAAGTTTTGAACAGCAACTCCTGATGCATCTGCAAGATGAGTTAATGTTACTTTATCTGCTGCTGCTCTTGAAGAGTATCCTAAAACAGTAGTAGTAGTCGAAGTTTGGTCTATGCTTTGAATTTCAGAAGCATTTAATAATACAGTAGGCTGACCTGCCCAGTATATGTTAAAATATTTTTGCATGATTAAGCGAATGTTACGTTAGAAATTAATCTTGGAGAATTTGCAGTTATATCAAGAACTGATTCTGACCATTTAGACTGTGCGACTTCAACAAACATATCTTGTATATATGTAATCATTGTGTTTCCTGCCGCAGCAGAATCGTCTGCATGAGTGATTGTCACAATATCAAACTCGTCTCCTACGCCTATCTGATAAATAAGAGTTTGAGTTGTTGCATTTGTTGCTATCCATACCATTTTGTCGGCAGGAATAATTAGATTACCGTTGGTTGCGGTATCAACTTTTAAAAATTTTTTCATAATATAATTTGTTTTAGTAAAAAAAACTATCATTTTGATAGTTACTAATTACAAATGTACAAAAAAAAAGCCACCAATATTAGGCGGCTTTTTAATCAATAATTTAAACTATTTATTTTATTTTATTTTTAAGAAGCTTATAAACTTCTAATCCTTCATCGCTTTGCATAAAAGATCCTACAATAAAATGAGGATCCTCTCCAAACGGAACAGTCATCATTTTCTTTTTATTATTAGGAAGATTATAATAAACATCTTTACCGTTATTTCTAAAGGTTAAAAGTGTAGCGTTAAAGAACTGATGAACATCATCCATAAGTTCTAACATAGGATCATTAATTGTATCTAAAAAGTCTTCTGGATTATGTTTAGCATACACAAGTAAATCTCTTTTAAGTTCAGGAGATGTCATGTTTTCAACTCCATTACCCATTAATACACGACAAACTTGAGTTAGTTTTTTAATGTCTGATGTAATTTTTTTAGCTTCTATTTGAGCTTCAATTTCCATTTCAACAACTTCTAGTTCGGCACTAGCATCTCGCTCTTTGTTTATTTCTTGAAACACATTGCCATTACTAGGATGTAAATGAAGAAATTTTTGTAACACTTGATTTTCTTTAGGAACCGTTAACATTCCGTCTTCAAAAACAATAGGTTCTAAAATAGCATTCCCATCTTGCTCATCTTCAAAAGGAGATTTTTGATTTCTTGAATAACGTAAAGGTCTGTTAGTACCTTCTTTTTCGTCAAAATATAATAAAGGAGATCTTGTTGAATGTCTAGAGGATAACATATAAGACAAAGGCGCTTTGTTTCCTGTTAGACGATAGGCTTTCGCCTTAAATTCTGGTTTCTTTTTATTCATAATAATATAATTTGATTTGATTTATATAAAAAAAAAGAGGGTTACTAAGGGAACATTTGCTTGCATACCGTTCACCCTCTTTTAATAATAACTACTTACGCTTTTTGGAATAAGAAGAAGTTGTTTGCACCTAAAGTACATACAGCTCTTTCAGACAAGAAGTTTACCTCCATTGCATCCAAGTCAGAAGTTTTTGCTCCACCAGCAGAACCAGTGATCCAAGACTTATAACGTCTGTCTTCAGTTTCTGAAGCTCTATATCTAACGTGTAAGAATGGTCTCTTAGCGTTTTTACCTAAGATTTGATCATAAACAGTTGTAGATCCAGCTGGAACTAAAAGTCCGTTTACTGCACCTGCGTTTATACCACCTCTCATAGTAGGATCGTTTAAGTATTTCCAGTCAGACTTGTAAAAATCGTAACCTCTACGGAATCCTGTGAAACCTAAATTTAGAGCCATGTCCTTGTCATTGTCAAATAAACCATATGAAGTACCACCAGCTCCGTAAGAGTTTTGTGCTGCTAACATATCGTCAATGTCAAATGAAAATTGTCTGTCTACAAAAATAACGTTTTCTTCAATAGATCCTTGCTTATCAAGTCTTTGAATGATATTATCAAATTGAGCTAGAGTTGTTGGATTTCCACCACCGAAAACATTACCTCTGTTTCCAACTACATAGAAAATACCTTCTGATCCAGAAGAATCAGCTGCACTTAATCCTGCACCTACACCTTGAAGGTAATCTCCTGCTCCAGAACCTGCTGCTGCTGGTACTGCTTCAATCATTGCTGTTTCTAAATAATCTTCAAAACGAAGTCTTGTATCATGCTCAGATTTCATATACCATAAGTATCCGCTTGCACCATTTTCAGATGTAACTTCTACCCATCCAATTTGAGCCATATCAGAACCTGATACCGCATACTTATCTTTGATTATAATTGGCTTGTTTTGAAAAAAGAAATCGTCAGATTCTAAAGAACCTTGCATTCCTTCTACACCTTTAGCAAATTCAGAACCATAGATAAAGATATCACAAGAAACACCAGCAGCCATAGTCTGACCACCTGCTTCGTAATATGCAATCGTTACTTGATTTGGATTTGCAGCCGTAGGAGCTACTGTAATAATCCCTTTGTTTTGCAAAGCAGAACCACCAGTATTGTCAGAAATCATAACCGTTTGACCAGCTCTAAAAGCTGCCTGATTAGATGTCCCACCTAATGCTGGGTTAAAGTTTGCAATGTTGTTTGGAATAGTCCAAACAGCTTGATCTTGTCCAGCTGCCGCTGCTGAAGTTACCGCCTGGTACTTTGTGTGTAATCTTCCTTGTTCTGCCCATTTAATAAGGTCAGAGTTAGAAGGCATTTCAGCACCTACCATTCTTAGGAATGATGCTACTGATCGGTTTCCATAACGTTCAAATTCTTTCTCATAAACATCTGGAAGATATTGATTTAAGAAATCAAAGTTATTTATATAATTTGTTGATAAAGGAGTTTGTTGCGCACTTGGCTGCAAGTCAAATCCTGGCGTTGCATTTACTGCCATAATTTAAAATTTTATTGTTTTTTAATACTTCTAATTTTGAGTCCCTTTCCATTATCGTTGCTTCTGCTAACAGGTCTAATTGTTATTCCATTTTTAGAAACTGATTGTGATTCTTGTCTTACATCCATATTTATGTTTTTAGATTTTCTAGAAACATTATCTATAGTTGCAGCAATACCTTGTTCGTAAAAATGTTTAGCAAACTTATCAGGATTCATAGCAACTGCTAGTGCTTTATGATATCCTTCTGCATCAGCTATTAAGCCATCATCTCCCATAAATTGGCCAATAAAATTATTGACATCGGCTTGACGATTTTTTAATTCTTGTGCATCTCCTGGTTTAAAAGAAATATTTTTATCACCAACTGAAAATTCAAAACCTTTGAAATCATTGTTAAAAACCGACTCGGTTTTATCTAAAAAATAATTATACTTCTTTTTGTTTTGCTCTACAACGTTTTTAGAGTCCTCGATTGATTTCTTGTAAGTACTATAACTTTCTTGTTGATCTTTAGATAATCCATCCCCACTTGACTCAAGAGGAACTTTATATTTATCTTTTTGCTCATTCAAAAAAGCTTTAGCTTTTACAAGCTCTCGTTTTTTAGCTAATTTTGTTTTTCTAATATCTTTTTCATCATCTAAATCTTCATCATATAAAAATTTATCATCGATAATGTCTCTAATATCTTCTTCATCTAACCCTTCTTCGGTAGATTCATAATAGCTAGTAAGTATAGCATCATCTTCCATTTCATTAATGTCTTCTTGTAATTTTATGAAGTCATTAATTCCACGACCAGTTTCCTGCTTATACTTTAAATACTTAGACACATCTTCTGGCAATTCTTCATTCACCTCTTTTTCCGCAAATAATTCATCAACAGAATTTATATCCTTGTCATATCTATTCTTAATATATAAAAGAACGTCATTTTCTTCTAATTTTACCTCTGTTTCTTCAACAGGGGTGTCTTCTACTTTTGTTTCTTGACTACTAAAATTTACACGATCAATTCCATCATCAACAGGTTTATCTGCTGTATCTTCAAATTGCTCTTCGTGTTTTTTTAAAAGAGTCTCTTCAACTTGCGCTCTTGATTTTTCTTCGACATTTCCGTCAACTGATTTTACTTCAAAACTCATTTGATTTAATTTTTTACAAAGTTAGTA